TTGCAGTGCTGTTTCTAAAGCATTTTTGTCGATGTCTTTAGATGCACCAGCGATCTTAATTTTGTAGTCATATGACTTTACTGCTTCGGTTAGGTAGTCTTTAAACGTGCTCATATGCAATATTTAGTCTTTTTTAAGTAGTTTCTTCATTAATTCATTACGGTCAGATATCACAAATCCGTCACTTTCCTCAATAAGGCCACCGTCCTTATTGCCCTGGTCTAATTTCATTTTTTTAAGCTGTAATTCAACCATTTTCAGCTTCTTGTCTATCTTTGATCCTTTTGCGTCAATGGCGTTTCTTAGGAAATTACCCGCAACTTCGAATATACGCCCCGAGTAACGTGAGTCAACATTCATGCCTAGATCCATTAGATTCTTGTAACTTTCCTCTGCTTCAACGGCTAGTTTGTCTAGTTCTAGGTCTGACAGTTCACCTAGTCCTTTGACCTGCGGTAGTGCGGCCGCGATCTTGTCAAATTCGGCGTAACTTTTCTGTAAGTTGGCCTGCGTTTTTGGATCGAGGTTCTTTGATGATGGATTATGACCATTTGCTTCTTTAATTTTTTTATCTTTTTCTTTTTTATCTACTTCTTTGAATGCTTCTTTAACATTTGGTAAATTAAGTATGTCTTCTAACTTCTTTGTCATAGTAGTATTTACTTACGTTTTCCGTTGTGAAACAACTGTTCTTCTGACACTACCCTGAACTTTATCTTTCTCTGTTTGGCATAGGCACTTGCCGCCTCCCACTTGGCCATGTTTATAACAACCTGTTTCTTTTTAGCCATGCTTTTTCCTGCTGACTCCATTGTGGTCTGACTCATCGGTTTGACTTCTACCATCTCCGCATGTTTCCTTCCATCTTTGTCCTGATAGACTATAAAGAAGTCAGGCACATACACTGTGTATTTGCCAGTAAACGGATGCCTGTAAGGTATCTTTATCGATTCACTTGCCCACTGGTACACATTAGGATGTTCGTCACACAATCTCATGAATGCGTGTTCCCAACTTGACCTGTATGTAGGTGTTTTGGTGCCCACGTACTTCGCTTGGTTCTTTGGAGAGAACTTACCTCTTGCAAATCTAGGTAACATTAGTCTATGATGTTTCTTGATACCGTCTCTTTGGCGGCCAGTGTCTTCCTAACACCCAACCTACTTGACTTGTATCTGTTGGCGTTTAAAATTATTGTGATCAATTCAGATAACAGTGCCGGGTTTGCATACGTCAACTGGTCTAGAATTTCTTGTGGTTTAATGTTGTCTATTTTTGCCTGTGAAAGAATTGCATACGCAGTAGTCTCTGCCGAAGTCCTACTGAAGCCACGCTTTACAAAGAATGCGATTGTGCTGTCATACTCGCCTACATTGAACTGATAGTCCTCTTGGTAATCGGTTGTTGTAAGTTTTTCTATTGTTTTGTCTAGATTATCCTTTTCTTTAGGTGGTAGATTTGAATATATTTCAGCCATTATAACGATGCCTTCTCTGTTGCTATTTCAACGTTCTGTGTTTGTCTAGTAATTTTTATATATCCTTCTGTCACTAACTTCCTGATATCCGTGATTGCTTTGTTAGTGTATACAGTTTGTACGTTGTCCGAAGATCCTGTGTACTCTACATCGGACTCGGCAACTGTCAGTGATTTCCTTGAACCAATATCCTTGTAGTATATGCCCGCCGCAATCTCGTCTCTGACATTACTGTCATTTGACACCAGATTGAAAGATTCATCGGCTGTTAGGAAGTCAACTGTGTTAGGTGTGCTATTTGTTATTACAGTGTTATTAGATTGGTTCTTGTTGTCGGCTGTTCCTTTTGCAGTTGCTATCACGGCACCTGCGACTACCGCCGCACCAACTGAGAATGATGCAACGGGATTGGTAATTGTGCCTGCCTGCTTTCCAACTTCTAATACACCCTCTTTGGCAATTCCTTTTAATTCTTCTTTGACATCTTTCTTTTTAATTTTTTTTGCATTGTTATATGTGTTCGACGCTGTAAGTATAGCACCGAGTATGTTTCCTGATTGGACATTTCGTATCACTGAACCTATGCCGTCTACAACCCCGCCTGGGCCAAAAACACTGTTGGTACCACCACCTAATACAGTCAGTGGACTAGGTGAATTGTCATAGTGTATTGTTGCAAATCCTGGCACGTTGTTCTTGTTAACAATGCCTGACTTGTATATTACTGTCTCATACAATATTTGCATTGTGTTGTTCATAATACCTGCACCGTCTGCCTGGTCAAGGTTATCATGTGAGAATGATCCGACCACAGGGTTGATCAAAGTCATAGATGTGAATCTTTGTTTGTGTAGCACGAAAATTTCTATACCTTTCAAGTAAGGTTTCCTTCTTGCTTTAGGTGTATCTAGACCAAACTTTGTTGTTGCCCTTGCACTTCCAAAGTCGTAATAATCATCTTTTGTATTTGAAATAGTAAGATCATTGTTCATGCCTATTGAATCTGCTATGTTGTATTCGTAATATTTCTTCCAGAAAGCATTTACTGTGTCTGCATGATCATCATGGAATGTTATGTTAACAGGATCATATGCAATCCTGGTTGCTGTGTACATTTTTTTATTATATTGAACTTTTTCTTCCATGCTCATGTCATACTTTGGCAGGTCACATGCCTTAACCAACATGTTCAACTCATATCTCTCGTGGGCACTAAAACCGTCTACGAAAAGTGTCTCATCTGTGTTGAAGACAACATGAAACAGAAATTTCTGTTTGGGCATCAGTTTATGATTGTTATCTATGTACAACCTAGATGCGTGTTGGTAATCCTTCATTGCAGGTAATCCGTCCTGGAAACCTTGTAGGAAGTTGTTAATGCTTGGCATAGTGTTATTTATAGTCACAAAAAAAGCGCCTATAAAGACGCTTTTTTCACTTTATAATTGCTAACTTAAACTTTTATTATTGTCCACCACCTGTACTTAATGTACCGATCGTTCTAGCTACTGCTGTTCCAATTCCTGTGCCTGTTGGAGTTTGGATAGCGTTGTCATATCTAATTGACATTGTGATAGTAGCTGGGTCTGAAGTTGCGTATGCTAGTGTGTTGTAGTTAACGTTCTCAACATATGCACCGTATAACTCAAATGTTTCTAATACATTTGGTGCACTTGCTCCGTTACCACCGTCAAGCATTTCAATTCTAGCAGTGAATTTGTAGTCGATACCCGATGCCGCTGAACTTTGTTCAAAGAAGTCGAACTGTTTCTGTATCTGTTCTCCAACTAGTTTTGTGACTGAGTTGTTGACGTCATCTCTTAGGTTGATTGTTATTGGATCCCAAGTGTGTTTACCTGCAACATAAACTTTTGAGTTGTAAACATCTAGTGTTACATTGTCAAAAGTCAAGTTAGGTCTTGTTATGTCAATAACTTGTTTTGTTAGTTCTGATCTTGGTGTTGATACTCCAAAATTTTCCAGTATCGCTCTAAAACGATATTGTAGTTTTGGCATCAACAAGCCTTGTGATGCTGAACTTTGATCGTTTGCTAAAGGTACTGTAAATTTTGATAAAGTTGATATTGCCATCTGTTTCTCCTATTTATTCAAAATTAGTTCCCTAACTTTGCAATTTCTCCTGTGTTTTTGATTCTCAATGGTATGTAAATGAATTCGACTGATTTGATCGGCTCAATCGCTATATCCACATACAGTTCGTTTCTGTCAATCCTTGTAGGTGTGTTGTTTGTGCTATCACAAACTACTAGGAAGTCAAACAATGCTCTTTGACCAACGAGTTCTAACAAGAATGATTCTACTGCACCTTTTATTTCATTTCTTGTCAACTCATCGTTTGGTTCAAAAATAAACGGTTTTGCGATCGAGTCTAGTTGTGTTCTTAAGAACACTGCCAATCTTGAAACGTTTATTCTATCTAACGCCGAACTTGCCGATGTTTTCGTCAAGTTACCAAAGTTTACTATACCCGCTCCACTAAAGAATGTAATCGGGTTAATTTTAACTTCATGCATTGAATCTCTCACTGACTCCGTTACAGATATTGTTTCGAACTCGCCTGTGCTTGAATTAATGAATCCAACTGATGAAGCATTATCAACAACACCTCGTCTAGTTCCTGATGGTGCGAACCATGGGAAAGCAATGTTATCGTTGTTTGCCAACACTCTTAGCATCATGTGTGATGGTGGAACAACAATTTGTTTCCCTGTGTTGTCAGTTGTCAAACCTGATGGATAAAACACACCTAAGTGATCACTTGAACTTATGAGACCATCTTCACCATTATCTAGTGCTCCGGCTGTGTTGTTTGCGTAGTTTGTAATTGATGTTGCAGTTCCTTCTAACCTTAAAGGTGTATCTCCAACAATAAACGCTGTGTTGTTTCTATCTGTGTTTAGGTTAATCATGTTTTGAATTAACTCTGGATAACCAGGTACAGCTATAACATTGAAACCTCTTTGATCTTCTCTAATAGCTTGGTTAGTATCGATCTCAGATTTCAATTGTTCAACAATTACTTTTCTCTGTGCTTTTCTACCAAAAGATCCAGAACCGTCTGCATTGTTGCTAGATTTAGTAACCCATCTGTCTGGGTAGTATCCACTAACTGCTTCGTTGCTTACTCTGATGTTACCTAAACCTGAAGATCCGCTTCCTGGATATTTTGTAGTTGTTATGTAATTGTTTTTGTATTCTTTAACATTGTAACCACTTCTCCTTGTGTTCCAAAGCAATATACCTTGTGGGAATAAAGTTGGATCTGGCGCATCTGGGTCTAAGAATCCATCACTTAATAGATCCTTGATTGAACTAAAAGGACCGGCAGTGTTTTCATCCGTTGAGTCGGATCTTTCTGCTGTGGTTTGTAATCTAGCATCAGCAAATACAATACCGTCTTCTGTGGTTTGATCTGTTTTATCAATTAGTTCAAAAGCCGCACCTGTTGTAGTTACTGCTACTTGGTTGGCTGTGTTAGTAGAACTTAATGTTGCCGCTGTGTTATACCTGTAAAGTTTTGGATAGTTTTCAAGATCGCTAGTATCAATCCATAAGTCGTTAGTAACAAGTGGCGTTCCATCTGACTGTGTAGTTGGTGCTGTTGCACTGAACTGCGGACCATTTGGATCTGTAGTTGAGTATGCTGTTGCATATCCAACGAAAGTAGTTCCGTTGTGTGCCATGATGTCTGCTTCGTCTATTGAAGTGTCATACCATAGTGTGCCGTCTGCTGGTTCACTTGTTGGTTCACTTGTAGAAGCAGTGTAACTTAATCTCTTGAAGTTTGTAGCCACAACAGCATTGTTGGCTGATGAGTCTAATGATTCTCCTGTTGGAGCGTCATATAAATTATCAATCAATGTTGTGCTGTTTGCTGTGAATGAACCATAGCTGTGTGCAGTGGTTGTGCTGATACCTGCATCTGCTAATGGAGTACCTGATGTGTCCACCATTCTGAACTCACCGCCCAGTTTGTGTTTGATCTGTACTGCACCTGTGAAATCACCTGAAGTGATAACCGATGCTTCTAGGTTTGTAAAGTTTGCTGTTGAGAAAGCAGTAACAAAGTCTTCAGCGTCACCTAGTGTTGAACCATCACCTGAGATCATTGTAACTGTTTTTGCAGTGTCCAATGCTTCCGTGTTTTTTAATGATTCTTGAACTGAGAAAGTCTCACCTGCAGTGAAACTTGGGAAAGTGGTTTTGGATTGGATAATCGTTTCGCCGCCTTCGTATCTGAAAAGTTGGAAGTCACCAACATTAGGGGTAGTGTCTACTCCTCCTAGGTCGTCTGCTCCCATGCTTTCTTCTGTTGTGTTAAACTGTGTGTACAATGTTCCTGCTGTTAAGCCTGTTCCACCGTTAGCCGCATCCAGGTTGAAAATTGCTGAATGGTTAGAAGCGTGAAGTGGTGAAGCCACTGTTGAGAAACTTGCACTTGCTGAGCTGTAAAGTTTTGCTACAATGTTGGCACCTGAGTTTGCAGATGTAGTTTTGAACCAAACTGAACCGTTTGGTCTATTCTCGTCTGCCGTTTTCCAAGTTGGTCTTGAAGTGTGTGCCGCTTGTAGGAATTTAGGTCCTTGGAATACACCAGTTGTGATTCCTAGACTTGCTAATAGGCCAGTACCTTCGTTGAATCTGATAGATCCTGCACCACCTGTTGAGTCACCTGCATTTCTTCCATTGTGGAAGATCTCCAAGTTACCTGTTACACTGTTTACACTTGCTGTAACGTTGGTTACATTGGAACCAATTGCTGTTGCAACGTTTGCCAATGATGTTCCTGATACCGTTACTGTAGTGTCATTCAATACCATAGTGTGTCCGTTAGTAACTGTTGTTCCTGAAGCAACTGTGATTATCGGCAATGCCGCACTCCAGGCACTTGAACCCACATGATTCCAAACGTTACTTGCGTTCTTCTTGTAGATCTTGTTAGTGACATGAGTGGTGTTGATAGCATAACTTCCAATTGATCCAACGTTTTGTTTTGGAGCACCTGTTGATGTGTTTCCTACCAGGTTAGAAACTGAGGTGATTAAAATTGGAGTAAGTGCTGTAAAAGTTTGATTTGTTTGTGACCACTCAAATAATCCATAACTGCTTGATGCAAGGTCAAACCAGTATGTTCCATCTGCGGGTCTTGCCGTTGGTGCCGAAGCACTTCCAACTAATTCCGCTGTGTCCACGTTCGCTCTGAGCACGAATGCTCTGTTGGCAACTCCCAAGAAGCTGTATGCCGCTTGTAGTCCGTATTCGTTCAATTCATAACCCTGTAATGAATTTCCTGAAGCGTCTTGGTAGAATTTCGGATCTCCGAAAGTCTCTGTTAATTCTCTTTGTGACGAGATCAAGAAAGCTGTGTTGGCGTTAGCAGTTTGTGTGCCTGACGCTGTTCCGTCACCTGCTCCGTTTTTCTTGTCCTGTGATGATGCTACTATGAATAGTGGTGTAGTACCCGCATCTGATGGTACATAGAAACTTTCGTTTATTACTGAAACTTCTACTCCTGGTGATGTTAATGTTGCCATTTTTCGTATTCTCCTTGCAAGTTGTACGTATACTAGAGTTATTTATTAGATCGTACGGTTTTGTTGGCAGAATTTACCATTTTCGAGGTGCCTATATAGGGAACGTAAATACTACTATGCGATATAAAGATAGACCATTGTGCAAATCATGTAAGTCAAAGCCCAGGGCATACGCTTACAAGCGGTACGGCAAGGTCTACTGGAGGAGCCTTTGTGACACTTGCATCAGGAAAAAGGCAGGCAAGAAAACTGGAGGGGTGACTCCGCTTCAAAGATCAGGTTACAAAAAAAGGAAAAAATGTGAACTGTGTGGATTCAAGGCACAAAGCCAATCTCAACTTGACGTGTTCTTCGTTGACGGTGATATGCGTAATACTGCTAGTGCAAACTTAAAAACTGTTTGCGCCAATTGCCAACGGCTGGCTAACGTCCGTAGATTGGGATGGCGTGTCGGTGATCTTGTTGCTGACGAATAGGTTGTTGATTGCAACACATAGTTCTTCCTTTGATCCATCGTTGCTAACCACGTAGTCGAACTCCTCCTTTGCCCATGCATATTCTGAAGAATGTATGTCTTTTGGTTCTATGTTGCCTTCTACATAGTTGACAAACCATTCTGGATCTGCTCCTCTTTTTACACGTATGATTTTACCGCCATGTGCTCTAATGGCTTTCACTTCGTTGGGAAATCTAGTGTCTGATATGACTGTGTTTTGTCCTTTGTACCTGCCAATACAACTGTCGACCCATATAGCATCGTACATTTGCCCACGCATTACTTCGGTACCAAAATATTGCAGGACCCATCTTGGTGTCACAGGCTTTCCAAATTTTTCACTCCAGAATTTATCAGTTTGTTCTCGCCAATGCCTACTTGAATCTGTGTTTCCTTCAAGCATATCTCTATCCCAATTGAACATAGACGCAACAGCATCTTTCAAACTTTTTGCAAAACTATCTTTTTTGTAGCTGTGATTATCAACTAGATGTTGTGCAACAGTGTCTTTACCAGAACCTATCAAACCTACGATACCTATTAACATAGGTTTATTATACTATTTTTTTAAACGTTTTTCAATCTCTTTTATTGCTTCTTTGACAGATTTTAATATTGAAAATCTTAAACTTTTCTTACGCTCTTTGAGGGCAAGTATGCTCATGTTTTCCAATTCCTGTACCACTGCTTCAAGTTCGTCTAGAGTAAGATCAGAATAATTTTTGTAATCGGTTTTTTTCATTACGCTGGTATTTAAATGTAGTTAAATGTTAATTAACCAATAACAAAACTGTGAGGTGTGCCGCCTTCTTGGAAATTGCCTATATCGAGTTCTAGTCTTTCCATTTCTGCTTGGCCTTCTTGTTTCAAGGCATCACCATTAAGTGTTGTGCCACCCTGTGGTCCTGCAATAGTATTAAATTTTCCTCTTGCTTCGCCTAGCATGACTTTAGAAACTGCTAGAGTGTAGTCTCTGATCCATGGTTTAGAATAAATGTCTTTGAACAATGTTATGTCTGGTCTAAAGTTGTCGGTGTGCATAAGAACTGTTTCATTGTCAGCTCTTGGTTTTTGCGTGATAGTTAATTTTTTTGTTGCAACATCAAAATGAAACTGTATGAAACTTCCAAACAATTTTCCTACTAGTTCTTGATATGATGCAAAAGCATAGTACGTTGCTAGTCCACCGGTTGCGCCTGCTCTTAAAAGATATGTGTTAGTGTATGCTAAATTGAATGGTTCAAACAAAGTTCCGCCTTCGCCACCTTCTGTTCGAGAACCTACTGTTCTACGATGCAAACTCCTTACGTTGATGATCTCATCTGGTAATACATATATGTTCTGATCTTTCTTTAATTCTAAGAAAGCATATGATTCTTCAACAGCATTTGATGATCGCTGTCTAAATTTGTTTACTGCTCTTTCCAGGGCCGTTTGATAGTGTTTTGGGTCTAATTCAACGTCAATCATCCCTTCACCTAGATTGTTTTTAACGTAATCGAATATCTCTTGTTGACCTGTTTGTAGTTCTGACATACTCATATTTATAGCCTTTGCCTGTGCAATAAATATGTGTGACATGCCAAGATTATCCATTTTCAAGCCTGAAAAGGGCAACGACTACAAATTCTTCGATCGTAACATCAGAGAGATGTTTACTGTGGGTGGCACCGATCTACACCTACACAAATACCTTGGCCCATATGATCAAGGAGACAGTCAAAAAGACGGAGACGCTTCGCCCAGCCAACCTAACTATGCGGGAAGCGAGATTAACGAAACAACCATCCAAGACCTGTTATTTTTAGAGAACAGAGATAGGAAATACTCACCCGACATATACACTGTGAGAGGCATATACAATGTGCAAGATCAAGATTTTAATTTATCCCAGTTTGGAATGTTTTTATCAA